CATCATCTCAACGTCGATGCTTCCGCAGTAGGGGCACGTATAGTCACCATCCGGGCGGTTCTCTGCCCCAACGAACTTCTTGTGGCACTCACCACACCGGATGTCCGGTTTCTTGCCCTGTTTGAAGAAGTCGCGGAAGCCTTCCTTGACCAGCGTCTTACCAACCGTCACCCGCTCCTGCGCGAGCCGTTCCGTGACCTTCTGTTCAAGCGCCACGGTGACCTGCTGGGTCGCCGTGGTCCAGTCCTTGGCTTTGATTGCGGCGAGAATGGGAGTAGAGTTTGCCATAGCGTTACTTTCCGCCGCGCGCTTTCGTGTAGGCCTTATCGAAGCCCTTGGTCGCTGCTGCGTGGTTCTTGCGAGTGCAGTCACCGCAGACAGGTCCCATCAAGGCTTGCACCGGGTTCAGCGACTTCTTACACTGGGTGCACTTCACACCCTCATCGTCGTATTCCTGTCGGTCGCCGTAGCTGCCCCCATCAACATCTTTGCGATCAGCGTAGGATTCGAACGCATAGGTGTAGTTCTTCCCGTTCCACACCATCACATTCTTGAAACCGAACTGCTTGGCCACACGTTGCACACGCTCACGGTCAACGGGGATACCGCCCTGTGGGTTTGCATTCAGGGGCTGTCCCTGGTGCATGAGCACCCAGCCGTCCTTATCGTTTCCCGCGAAGTAGGTGGTCAGACCGTATTCTTCACGGACATGGATTTCTTTGTAGTCCGTGTCATCGTCTTTTTCCCAACAGTCCTTGCACCAGCCGTCGTAGCCAAAGGTCGAGACCTTCCCACACTTCTTACATTTGGTGGTGTTCCCTTCCTTCAGCGTGCCCTTGGCGATGTCAATGTCATAACCCCCGCACTTCGGACACCGCGGTTCGAGCGAACGACTGCGGAACACTTTTCCGCATTCCAGACACTCAAAGTCGGGGGAGAGAAAACCCTCTTCTACTTCGCGGTAGTCATCGTCCATGTCGGCGTCGTGACACCCACAATGACAGTCCGGCCCGCACGTTTTCTTACAACGGGGGCAGGGGTCTTCACGTTTGGTACCAGGACGGATATCTTCTTTCAGTTCCGGTCCATAGTGAATGCGCCACCACTCGCCGTCCTTGACGACGGTGATCTCGCGTTCATCATACTTGCGGGTCTTCTCCGCCCACTTTTCCGCTTCCGCTTTCGATGGCCAACCCTGTCCAGAGTTGTGCCCGTCGGCTTCTTTAAGTGCGAAACCGACCCCCGCGGCGCGCAGCCGGGGCCTCCGTCAGAGATTCGCGGCCAACAAGCTGACGCTCTTCAGCGAGCTTCGCAGCTACCTTCTGTTCCATGATGTCGCGGAACTGCTGAGTCGCGCCGTGCCATTCTTTCTTACGGACAGATTCGATGAGTCGAGTGTAACCGGTTTTCATGGTCGTCCTTTAGTAGATGGGCCGCTGTGCGAAGCCCGCGCCCTTGCCGAATTCTACGATGAGTGTGTATCCGCTGAGTGCGGGTGTGCTATATGTGGAGGCCAGCACATGTCCTGTCGGGGTGCCGGCGTCGTTCGGAATCGCAGTCCCAAGGTTGTTACGTCCGATGTAGCCGCTCCCCGTGCCGAACTGAATGATCTCAACATTCGGAGTGCCGCCCCATTCCAATGCGACACGGGTTGCGGTGTTCCCCGCCACAGACCACGACGCGCTTTTGAAGAACAGCTTGGCCGCGTCACGCACAGTCCCACCCGTGTTCGTGATCGTCCATGTTGCGTTGGCGCGAGTAAACGTCACGCCGTCATTGTTCGCAATCACGGCAAGGCTGTTAGCGAGCACCACTTGAATGCTGTTGGCTGCGCGATTCTCTCCGATGACATACGCTTTCGTGAGGGTGTTCGCGGTGACGTAAAGTTCATCCCCCGGCACCAGATAGGTGGGGGTTACGGTCGTTCCTACAAGCGTCTGGGTGCGTCCGATGAGCGTATCAGCGTTGATCTTTAGGGCGCTGTTCTCATGGGTTGTCGCATTCGCGGTGTGCTGGAAGAACTGGAGCTTGGCGATAACGTGCGCGGAGCTATCGTCAAGAATCTGAACGGCGGCGGTGTTTGCTGCAAGTGCCATAGTAGAACCTATTTAGCTATGCCTTTGACTTCTTGCCAAAGGGCGGTTTCTTGGACTTCTTCTTGAACGATGGCTTCTTCGTGACTTTCTTGTTATCGTCAATGTCACCGTCGTCGTCTACGTCGAGGTCGTCTTCATCATCATCTTTGGTGGACGCGAGAATGTCATCGGCATCCTTGTCCAAGTCCGGGCCAAAGAGCGTCTTGTCCTTGTCCTTATTCTTGCCGAACGGCATCGTATCGCCGCCCTCTTTTTCAAGGGGGTTCCCGTCCTCATCCACACCTTCCGCGGCCGCGTCAATCGCGTCCATGTCGCTGAATTCTTCGCGGATAGATGCCCATTCATCGTCAGAGAACTTCAGCACTTGACGCTGAATCCACTTCGTTGAGAAATACTTGTCCACATACGGGTCCATCTGATTGACGAGGTTCAACCGCGCCTGCCAGATTTCCTGATTCTTCAGTTCTTCGAAGTAGGAGTCCTGCTGCCACTTGTAACGGATGTTGTCCTTGACTCTCCACCATTCCTGTTCCGATAGGACATTCTTGAGCCGCAACTGCCGTTCAAGCAGTTGGTCAAAGACACCGTTGAACTGAATCTGCAAGCGGTGGATGAACTTCATGAAGCGCAGTTCGTCCCGCGAGATTTCCGATGCACGACCCAAGCTGAACCCTGTCCCTTGGTCGATACGCGACGGAGGCAGGTTGAGCGAGCGATACAGCTTGCGACGGAAGTAGTCCACATCTTCCATTTCGGACAGGTTCTGTCCTGCGGGAAGCGTGACGATCTCGGTCCCCTTGCCGCCTTCACGGCGGGGGAGCCAGAAGTCTTCCATGATACTCATGAACTTGCGGTCATCCCGCACATCGCCCGTCGCTACGTCATAGACGAGCTTGTTGCGATACTTCTGCATGATATCATAGAGATACTGCTCCGCCTTCTGCTTCGGGAGGTTGCCCACATCGATGTAGAACACCCGACGCTCCGGGGCCCGTGCGACACGATAGATGACGCACGAATCTTCCATCATACGCATCAGGTTCAGGGGCTTGATCGCTTTGTGGAGCCACGACAGGACGGTGCGCTTGTTCGCGTCGTAGAGCCCTGATGGGCAGAATGCTACGGCGTCAATGGTGATCTTGATCCCGTTATACTGGAGCATGGAGGCGCTGGCGCCCCCGTATCCGGTGCCGACCTGTGGAGCGACGAACCCCATCGGGTTGAACACGAAGTATTCCCGCTGCACCTCGACCAAGTCCATCTGCGTTTCTTCATGGCGCTTGCGCGTCACTTCGCGGACTTTGCGAATCGTGCGGGGGTCGATGATACGCAGTTCTTTGATGCCATCAGTCGGCGCAGCTTCATCTACAATCAAGTGATAGTAGAGGCGGCCGTCGATGTACCACTGACGCACCACGGAGTAGGCGTCCTTGTGGAATCGCATCATCTTCAGGAGGTTGTCGAATTCAGATTGAATGCGGATTTTCGTTTTGTCGTCTAGCGTCGTTTCATCCACGAAGTCCATGTCGAGCGACACAGGCAAACGTGCGTCATCTTGAATGACCATTTCGTTGATGATTTGGTCAATCGCTTCATCCACCTCTGCGACGATTTGCATCTCGCGGTAGCGGTTGATGAGTTGGAAATCGTCTACTATCGTGCCGTCGAGGTCGAGATAGTAGCCATAGTATCCCCCACCAGTCCCATACTGGACATTCAACGCACCGTCGTAGTTCTCCGGGGGAACAGGACTAAGTGCGGTGCCAGTGGGGCGGGGGTCTGAGGAACCTGGCTTGGACGATTTGGGGTTCCAAGTGAACTCCCAACCGAATAAACGTGGCATGAATGGTCACCTTTCGAGAAAGGGGGCCGAAGCCCCCTACCCCGTTTTCAAATGATTAGAGGGCGAAGCCGAGCGTTTGGACTGGCTCCCACCACTGATACTGGAACTGGACCGTGAACTCTTCAATCGCGTCGTAGTTCGCCCAGTCGAGTGCGACTTCTCCAAGGCTGGATGGCCACATGCCTACGAAACGATAGGCGTGCTGCTGTCCCGTTCCGCGGTCGTTACGAGAAAGCTGAGTCACGATGCCTTCTGTCGCATACGAGAGTGCGGATACGGTATCGGTAGCGATGCCGCCGTTATACTGCGACACGGTCGTGCTGTGTCCAGTGATGGCGCGCATCCAATCCTCAAACGCATGACGCACTTTGTAGTCTTCGTCGTTGATCACCGTGACGGTCAGATCCCCGAACTCCCGGTCCCCGGCGAATCTCAGCTTACGGCCGAAGTAGGGGATATCGATCTTCCCGATAGTCGCTTCAGGAATCTTCGACACCCGGCAGAGGAAGCGGAAATTGCTCCCCGCGATAATGCCGGACGGGATGTTGACCGGCCACGTGATCTCCATCTCAAACTGCGATGGCCGCGCTCCGCCGTGGAGTAGCGCGTTACGGAACTGATTTAGATCGAATGCCATGATTAGTTGGCTCCTTTATCCTACGATGAAAGGGGTCATTAGATGACCCCTGTCACCTCTTGGAAACTCACGCCGCTGCGAACAGCCACGAAGTTGAGTTGAATGAAGTTGATGGCGCGTGCCGGCTTCACGAAGATGTCTCCGACAAACCGGTTCTGTTCAATCACTTCCGCGGTGTTATTCGACTCATCGCAGATGACCCGATAATCCACCACACCCCGGCGAGCTTTTACGTCGCGGAGATACGGCTCAACGATGTTACGGAACTGCGAGCGTGTGAACTCGTCGTTGAATTCAAACAACTGAGTCCGTGCCAACCGGGCAATCGTCTTTTCGAGAACGATGAATAGACGACGCACGTTGATGCGGTCGAATGCGCTAGGACGATCCAACAGCGTCTTGTCGCCGTAGAGCACCACGCCTTGCGACGGGAAGCTTACGACGGGGTTGATGCCGATCTTGTAGATTTCGTCCCGGTCAAGCTGCTTCGGATTCCATGCGAGCTTCACCACGTTCTTCACGTTCCCACGGGTGAACCCTGCGGGCGAGAACCATGGGTCGTTCGTCGTATCCGAACGTGCGGCGATACCTGCCGTGTCGCCGTTCAGCGGCACCCAGCGGTACTTGTCGTTCCACTTGTCGTAGGTATACTTCCAGCCGCTGTCGCAGATACCGTAGCTGCTTGACGGGAGGCTGTTGCGGAACGTGGTGATGTCTGTCACTTCGTCGCCGATGTTGTTCACAACGGACGCATACGATGGGGAGCAGAACACCACGCAGTCCATACGCTGTTCGGCGATGTCCTGAATGAGATAGTTGCTCACCGCGGCATTCGACGGTCCGGCGATGATCAACGAGATGTCGATATCGTCGGTGTTCTTGAAGATGTCGTAGCCAGCTTGAATATCGGCGTCTGCGATGTTCGCGTTGTCCGTCTGACCACCCCATAGACTATGCGTCAATGGGAGCGTGTCCACACCGAACGTGGTGTTGACTACGGTCGTGCCGAAGTTCGTTGAGGTGCCCGGATGATCCAGCCACCAGATATACGCTGACTGACGGTTGATAACCTGTGCGTAGTAGTTCCCTTCACCGTTCTGCGTCTTGGCGTCTGAGGCCTTCGACACGAACGCATAGCGTTCTAGCACGGTCCCTGCGGTCCCCGTGAATGCGCCATCTTCGTCTACAACGCAGATGTGCATTTCGTCACGCGACCCGCCGCGGTCCGCTGCGTAGATGCTGGTGCCCGGTGCACGGTCAAACTGAGAGTTGAACTCCCACTTGCGCGCCCACGTGCCGGCCGTCGCGGTGGCGGTGGCATACGCTGCGGTAGCGAGTGTCAATGCGGTGTTGCTCTGAATGCTTGCAACCTGATAGCTTCGTCCACCAACGATGATGTAGTCGCCAACGATGAGTTCCGCTTCAAACAGGGTGTTTGAACCGGTCACGGCCGTTGAGGAGACCGTCGTCGTAAGCGCGCCGGACGTTGCGTTGCTCCAGAATGCGGTGTTGCTTGGGCACACGCTGATCTTCAGCGAGTTTCCTAGCTCACCCGGCCACTTGGCGACCCACGGACCCAGTCCTGTCACGCCTGCGGAGTAGGTCTGGTCATACGCATCTTCGTTCGCAACCTTCGCGCCGAAGTAGGACACGGTGTTGCCGATGTAGTTGGTACCGATCCAGGTGATCGCGGCGTTTGTTGCGCCCGGAGAACTTGATACGGTGAACACTGAAGAATTCGTCACTACGTCTACAGAGAGTGTGAGCGAACTGTTGACATACAACGTCTGGCCGTTAGCGAAGAAGGCCTGTGCGTTAATGCTGGTGTTTGTGAGAAGCACCTGCAAGTTTGTTGGGGTCGCGCCCCCACCGATAGAAAGCGTCGTCGCGACGTTCCATGTGGGGATGACTTCCTCGGTCGTGAAGGATGCTGTTGACACAGAGTTGACGGTGTATTCGGTATTTCCGACCGTCACTTTCTGACCAGGAACGAGCGTAGACGCCACGAACGCTGCGGTCGAGTTCGTAAACGTATAGGTGCCATTGGATGCTCTGACGGTGCCCGCCAGAAGCTTATCGTCACCTGTTGCGTTGAGAGCGTCATCGCTAAGGGCGCGGACGCAA